ACTTGAGCATCCACCAGAACGCTTGCCAGAAGCTCACGACTCCGCCCGATCGAACACCGTCGGCGCGAACGGTCCGGTGCGCCACTTCGCCCGGCAGCCGCAGCTCTTGCTGTCGCCGCTGCGCAACCGACGGGTGTTGACGCGCCGTTCCCGACCGCAGCGGCACTGGCACAGCGCCCGCCCGCCGTTCGCCTCCGTGATCACCGTCCACCAGCCGAACACCTCGCCCACCTTCGGCTCCTCCATCGCGGGCCGCACGGCGTACTCGCACTCCCCGCACGACTGCGTCTTGCCGAGCCGCATGTTCTGGGTCTTCACCCGCCGCTGGGTACCGCAGTCACAGCGGCACAGCATCGTCGTGTACTTGTCCTCGCGGGTGGTGGCCGTGGAGAGCACCGTCCAGTGCCCGTAGCGGTCGCCGGCCGCCATCTCGGTGCGCGACTCGCGGGTACGGGGAAGCTCGGCGCGCCGCATCTCCCCCGGCGCGAGCTTCACCTCGATCTCCGCCAGCGTCACCCCCTCGGCGACGAACCTGGCTTCGGCGCGCTCCTCGTCCAGCGCCCGAAAGGCATCCACCTTCGCGCGCGGTACCAGCAGGTAGCGCCCGTAGGTGGTGGCGCGCGGGTCGCGCCGTCGCGACTTCACCAGCTCGAAGCCCTGCCGCTTCGCCGTACGGCGCAGCAGGTTCTCGTAGGTCTTCTCGGTAGTAGTCATGGTCATGCCAGTAACTATACCCGGACGTGAACTAACTCGCAACTAAGGAGGCCGAGATGGCCGAGCCGCCCGTCATCGAAGCATCCCTGGACCAGCTGCAAGAGATCATGGCGCTGCGCGCGAAGGTGGCCGCCTACCAGAAGGCGCTGGCCAAGCACGCCCCGAAGCGTCCGCGCCCCTGGCACGACACCGCCCGCGACGATCAGCGCATCCCCACCGAGGGTGAAGCCAGCGTCCACCTCTACCTGGCCGGTCGTGGGTGGGGCAAGTCGGCCACCGGCAGCAACTGGCTGGCCGAGCAGGCCGCCACCAACCCCGACACCGAGTGGGCCGTGGTAGCTCCTACTTGGCGCGACTGCCGCAAGGTCTGCATCGAGGGCCAGTCCGGCATTCTGCGGGCGCTGCTGCCCGGCGAGCTGGAGAGCTGCAACGCCTCCGACCTGACGGTCAGGTTGACCAACGGCAGCAAGATCTATGGCTACTCGGCCGACCGCCCGGACCGCCTCCGTGGAGCGAACTTGTCCGGGGCCTGGATCGACGAACTCGCTTCCATGGCGCACGCCGACGATCTGTGGGGTGAGAGCCTCATGCCGGCGCTGCGGATCGGTGAGCGTCCCCAGGTGGTCGTGACGACGACGCCGCGGCCGGTGAAGCTGTTGCGGGAGTTGCTCGCGCGCACCGATGGTTCGGTCCGCGTCGTCCGGGGTAAGACATGGGATAACGCGGACAACCTCTCGCGGGTGGCCCTGGCGGAGCTGAAGGCTCGCTATGAGGGCACCCGGATGGGCCGGCAAGAGTTGGAAGGGGAGCTACTCGATGACGTCGAAGGCGCCCTCTGGAACCGCGATCTGCTCGACGAGACGCGCGTCGATCACGCGCCCCAGCTCGTGCGCATCGTGGTCGGCGTCGACCCGGCGGTGACCTCGGGGGAGAAGTCGGACTTCACCGGCATCGTCGTCGCCGGCCGCAGCGCCGACGGCCACCTCTACGTGCTCGAAGACGGCACGATGAAGGGTTCCCCCCGTAGTTGTATGAGCAAGGCTGTCTCGCTCTACAACCAGTGGCACGCCGACCGGATCGTCGGTGAGGTCAACAATGGTGGGGACTACATCGAGCAGGTGCTGCGCACCGTCGACCCGAACGTGCCCTACCGGTCGGTGCGCGCCACCCGCGGGAAGCTGGTGCGCGCGGAGCCGGTCTCGGCGCTGTGGGAGCAGGGCCGCGCCCACATCGTCGGTTCGCTGCCCCAGCTGGAAGACCAGATGTGCGCGTTTACCCCCGACTCCACGGAGAGCCCCGACAACCTCGACGCCCTCGTCTGGTCGGCCACCGAGCTGACCGTGGGCACCTCCGCGTTGATCTACCTGAACGCGATCTCCACCGAATGCCTCAAGTGCGAGACGGTGAACACCAAGAAGGCGACGAACTGTCGCAACTGCGGTGCCGTGTTGTCCGAAGTCGCGTAACGGGAAGGAGAGGTCAGATGATCGTTCTGGGTGTGATTCTGCTGCTCATCGGGTGGCTGACCGGGCTCGGGCTGCTCTATACGATCGGCGCGATCCTGCTGGTGGTCGGGCTGGTGCTGCTGCTGCTCGGCGGTGTCGGTCGGCCCGTCGGTGGCCGAAGGTGGTATTACTAGCGTCGTACATGCATGGCGGTGTGGCTAGGTGCTGTCGTGGCCTGCAAAGCCGCGTTCGCGGGTTCGAGTCCCGTCACCGTCTCGCATGCGCGTCGTGGGCGGAGTGGCCGCCCAGTGGACTGTAACTCCGCCGTCTCCGGACATGCCTGGTTCGAACCCAGGGACGCGCACGCTGTGCGCGCACCGCAAGCCCTACGCCCGCCTCCGATTCCAGCGGAGGCGGGCGTAGCTGTGTACGACGTGTAGCTCAGTCGGTAGAGCACTGGCCTGAAGAGTCAGGGGTCGCTGGTTCAACCCCAGCCGCGTCGGCCGTGAGTGCTCAACGTGGACAGATTGTCCAGCTTGAGCACCTGTATGAACCTAACCAAACTAAAGAAGGGGTGACCCGTGGCCAAGCGACGTCGGCGCCCGACTCAGGGGCAGCCCCACCCGCTGCCTCCCGCCAGCGACGACGTGCGTCGGGTGATCCGCGAGGAGCTAACCAAGGCGCTCGCGCTCCCCCCGGGTACCTCCACCCACGCTGTCACCGCCAGCTACCTGGCTGCCCTGCAGCAGCGCAACGGGCTCTCCTACGGTCAGCCCGACTCCGCGCTGACTCGCGACCCGCTCAACGATACGAGCTTCGGGCCGGGCGACCCGTTCTACCCGGCCCCGCTCGATCCCCCGATGCAGTCGGGGCGTCCCGCCCCGCGGCGCTGGGAGTACCCGAACGCCTGGAACCTCCAGACCTCGACTACGCGCGCCACCCCCTGGTCCATCCTGCGAGATGCGGCTGATCAGGTTTCCATCATGCGGGCGTGCATTGAAGTAAGTAAGGCCTCGATCACCGGGTTGGAGTGGAGCTTCGGCATCAACTCCGCCCGCGCTCGCCATCTGGCACGCCGGCAAGGCACCTCCGATCGCGCCGTTACCTCGGATCTGCAGGATAAGTACGCCGACGAGATCGAGCGGCTGCACACCTGGTGGACCAAGCCCGATCGAATCAATAACTGGACCTTTACTGAATGGCTCGGCGCGCTGATGGAGGACCAACTGGTTCTCGACGCCGTCGCGCTCTACCCGCACCTTCAGTTCAATGGAGACCTCCATTCGCTGGAATTGTTGGATGCCACGACCATCAAGCCGCTGCTCGATCATCGCGGAGCGACACCGCAGCATCCGTATGCCGCGTTCCAGCAAATTCTGTGGGGCTTTCCGCGCGGCGAGTTCAGTCAGAGCGCGCCCGAGGACGTCGATCATGAATTCACCTCGGCGGTATACGGGCAGGTCACCGGCATCGAGGCGCCCACCGACTCGCTGATCTACAAGGTGAGGAATAGGCGCACCCGCGGCCCCTACGGGTTCAGCAGCGTCGAACAGGCGCTCACCGACGTCGATCTGTGGCTCAAGCGCTACGACTGGCTGCGGGCGGAATACACCGCCGGAGTGACGCCGGAGATGCTGGTAATGGTGGACACCACCATGACGCCGGAGCAGTTGCGGCAATACGAGAGCGTCTTCAACGACGAATTGTCCGGGCGCACCAACGAGCGTCACCGGGCGCGGTTCCTGCCGGCCGGCTTTAATGCCGAATACCCGCACGGCAAGGACGCGAAGTTCACCAGCGACTTCGACCTGCACCTGATTCGGTTGATTTGCGCGGCTTTTGATGTGCTGCCCACCTCGTTGGGCTTCGTGCCCAACAGCAACCCCGGTATGGGTGGTTCAAGCCTGCAGCAGGGTGAGCAAGAGACCCAGCTGATGCGCACCACCAAGCCGACCGCGCAGTGGATCATCGACTTGATCAACGAGGTGTCGGTGAACTACCTGGGCATGCCTGAGGATGTGACCTTCCGGTTCCACGGTCTCGATGACGAGAACGAGGAGCGGGAGGCGAACCTGCTCACCGGCTATATCGGGAGCGGCCTGCAGACCCTCAACGAGGGCCGCGACCAGCTGAACCTGCCGCGCTACGCCTTCCCGGAGGCGGATCAGCCCTTCCTGAACACCCCGACGGGGCCCGCGTTCTTGAACGTAGAGGTGCAGCCGACCGCGATCCCGGGCAACATCCCGTCCGCCCCACAGAACCACGACGGCAACCGGGCGCCGGCACCGAAGCCGGCGATGCCCGCTCCGGCGGCCAAGCCCGCGTTGGAGGCGAAGAAGCCCGCCGCCAAGGCTGATGCCGCCGCGGAGCGCAAGAAGTTCCTCACCTTCGCTCGTCGCGGCGGGGAGCGGTGGCGCGACTTCGCGTTCAAGTGCTACTCCCCGGAAGCGTCCGAAGCCCTCAACCGGCTCGGCGCCGCGGGAGATCTGGACGCGTGCAAGGCACTGTTCGATCTGCAAGACGATGGCGAATGAGGCGGTCGTCCGGGCGCTGATGGCCGTCGCGCGGGCCAAGGCGGTAGGCGCTGGGGCCGGGCTGCGCGATGAATTGCGCAAGTTCGATGCCAGCCGCCCGCTGGCGGACCAGTCGGTGGCGTTGCACGTGCTCACCGCCTGGTTCGCCAGTCGCGCCGCCATCGAGGCCACCGAGCTACCCGATGAGGTGCTCGATGTCCTGATGGGCGCTGGGGTCGATCGTCTCGCCGCGATCGAGATCGGGAAGCTGCTGCTGGATAAGCCGCTGTCCGGTCGGTCGCGCTACGGGGCACCATCGCCGTTTGATGGCATGCCCGCATTGCGGCGCGTAGCGACGGAAGAGCCGGAGTTCCGGGCGGCGTATCTGCTGGCCGCAGCGCGACGACTCTCCGTGGCGAAGGCGGTGGGCGACTACGAGAAGGCACTCGACAAGGAGCGCCGCTACCTCGATATGCACGTCAAGGCCGGTCGCGGACGTAGGGCGGCCGCCCGCAAGGTCGATGAGGTATCTGAGGCCGACGGTCCGCTGCTGGTATGGCGAACCCAAGGCGATAGCCGCGTCGATCAGCGCTGCGCGATGTTGGAGGGCCGGCTGTTCACCGCCGCCGACCCACCCGATGGCGTCTACCCAGGCGCGGTGCACCCCCGATGTCGATGCTTCGCCGTCGGGTGGGGCGGTCAGCTGTTCACCTAGAACTCAAAAGGGGACCCTTCCAATGGACCTAACCTCGACGTTCGCGCCGATTACCAAGACCGTCGATCAAGACGACGGGAGCCTTCTCGTCTACGGCAAGGCCACCGACGACTCGCTCGACCTCGACGACCAGCGCTGCGACGCGGGGTGGCTGAAGACCGCGATGCCGGAGTGGTTCCAGTGGGGGAACATCCGCGAACAGCACCGGGCCGATAGCGCTATTGGTAAGGCGATCGAGCACGAGGCGTCCGAGGACGGCCACTACATCACCGCGCGGATCGTCGATCCGCTGGCCGTGGTGAAGACGAAGGCCGGCATCTTCACCGGGTTCTCCATCGGGATCCGGAAGCCGAAGATCGTCAAGAGCCCGACCGCCCGCAACGGCCTAATCACCGGTGGTTTGATCACCGAGATCAGCCTCGTCGATCGGCCCGCGAACTCGAACGCGATCCTGACGCTCTGCAAGGCCGCGAAGACCGGCTGGGAGGGCTCCGGGGCTGACCTGGACCTCGAACGTGGGCTAGTGCGCTGCGAGGAGCTGCTGGTCGATGAGGACGCGATCGCCAAGGAGCTGCAGGTCACCATCACCAAGGGTGTCGGCGCCAAGGATGAGGCACCCGCGCCGGAGCCGGCGAAGCTGCCCGTCGTCACCATCAACATCGATGGGCGTCCTCTCACCGCCAAGATCAGCGAGGCGATCGGGGAGGCCAACAAGGCGCTCGCGGACGTGATGGATAACCGCGGCGTCACCGTCGCCCTCAAAGAGGGCTCCAAGATGCCGGCCTACGACCGCGCGAAGGCGATCGAGCTGGTCAAGTCGTTCGCTGACGGGCTCGGCCAGAACGAGTCCGGTGACATCAGCGGCGCCGAGTCCGCCATCTCCACCATCGCGCAGCTCATCATCTCCGAGGCGCAAGACCTGGCCAAGATGCCGAGCCAGGACTGCGACATCCACCTGCTGATGAGCGCGGTCGATGCGCTGCGGTGCTTCGCGCGCCGCGAGCAGATGGAGCAGGCGGACGTCGACCCCGACAAGGCGTGGCTGGCCGCCGACGTTGACATCGCCAAGGGCAAGTACTCGGCCGAACAACTTCGGTCGATGCTCGCCGCTGGAAAGGCGATGAAGAACCCGGAGGGTGAGCCCAGCTACCCGATCGGGGATAAGGAAGACCTCTCTAACGCGATTCGAGCGGTAGGCCGCGGTAGTGGCAACCACGACTCGATCCGTGCCTACATCAAGCGTCGCGCTAAGTCGCTTGGTGCATCCGACATGATCCCGGACAACTGGTCGTCGTCCGGTTCAAACAAGGTCGCTGACTCTGAAGCCGTGGCCGAGGAAGGAAATGAGACGATGACCGTAGATGCCGCTGAGGCTCCCGTGGACAAGGCGATCGACACCGACACCGAGCCGGAGACCCCCGAGGCTCCCGAGGTGGAGAACAAGGGTGTCGAGTCCGACTCGTCCGCGCCGGAGGTTACCGATGACGCGCCCGTAACGGACGACGTCGAGGACACCAACAAGTCGGCCGATGCCGATTCCGAGACCCCCACTGAAGAGTCCGACCTGGTCAAGGCGGTCGGCGCGGAGGTGGACTCCGACACTCTTATCAAGGCGTTTAAGAACGCTCTTGCGGAAGAGGGGTCGGAACTGCGTAAGATGTTCGTGGACATCGTGGAGGCGTCGACAGAGACCGCCGCAAAGTCGCTCAGTGACCTGAGCGAGCGGCTGGTAAAGGTCGAGCAGATGGCCACTCCCGGCGGACCGTCGCTGCGACGGACCGAGGTTGAGCGCGTCAATGCCCGCAAGTCTGATCTGTCCCGTGAGGTCATGCGCTACAAGGCGATGGCTTCCGCGGCGGAGGACCCGGACCTGCGCAAGGGCTACACGCAGCAGGCTCTGCAGATTGATGCCGAGCTGAAGGCCCTGTAACACCCTCTTTGTCCACTTAACCCTTTGCATAAGGGTTCTACCCCGATAGGGGACAGTAATGCCAATTCCCAAGACTGGGGATATGTTCGATGACGCGAACAGCTCCCTTGAAATCGCTCAGCGCTTTGAGGCGTATAAGAGTGAACTGAACAAGTCCGCCCAGAACCCGCTTCCGACTCCCGGCGTCCCGACCCTCGACGGCCAGGCCTCCAACCCGCTGCTGGAGCTGCAGAAGTCGCTCGGCTCCGACATCGTCCAGAAGGCGCTCTCTCCGGAGCTGCTGCAGTCGGTGCGCAACTCGCTGGCTGGCGCCGACGTCCAGAAGGACATCTTCGCCGGCACCAACACCGGCATTAGCGGACTTGCTGGTCAGCTTGCTGGCACTGGTGGTCTGCAGGCTTACGACCTCGAAGCTCCCGCGAAGCTGCTGGCACCGCGTCCGACTCCGCTGCGGAACCGCATCGCGCGCCGCAAGGGCGTCGGTACGGCCCACCAGTACAAGCGGATCACCGGCTTCACCGGTTCTGGCACTGGTGGCCTGAGCCTGATGCGGCCCGGTATTACTGAGGCCTCGACCACCACGTTCGGTGCGATCAACTACCTGCGTGGTCCGAAGATCAGCTACGCCGGTGACCAGGCGTCCGTGCCCTACATGCAGTACGGCGTGTCGGACCAGGTCTCCTGGGCCGCGCAGTTCTCCGGTCAGGGATACCAGGACATCCGCCAGCTCTCGCAGACCAGCGTTCTGTGGTCCTCGATGCTGCTGGAAGAGCGCATGCTGCTCGGTGGCCGTGGTACCGGCTCTGGGTTTGCGGGTGCGCTCGCCGCTCCGACAGCCGTCACCACGCCCATTACCGCCGTAGGCACGACTGGGTTTACTCCCGTCAGCGGCTACACCACCAACATCTACGTCCGGGTGACTGCGGAGTCTGTGTGGGGCGACTCGGTTGCGGCGTCTCCGACCACGGTGGTGGCCGCGACCACCAGCTACATCCCGGTGTTTGCGACCCTCCCCGCTGGTGCCACTGGCATGAAGGTCTACGTGGGCACCGGAGCTTCGGATCCGGGGCTTGCCGGTAGTTTCTTCGCGGGTCGTGCGCCGAGCGGCGGCGGTGGTGGGACTAGTCCTGCCAACCCGGGATTTGTTATCCAGGGTGCGCTGCCGACCACCGGGTCGATTCCGTCCGCCACGGACTCCTCGGCGTCCGCCACGGACTACGACGGCATCTTGTCCTACTGCACGGGGCCGAACTCCGGCTACGTCAAGAACATCAGCCAGATCTCGAACGGTGGGACCACCGCGGTCTTCGGCGGACTCAACGTCGCCAACCCGGGCGCGGAGTTCTTCTCTGCCTTCGCGTCGCTGTACGACAGCGTGAAGGCGGACCCGGATGAGGTGCTGGCGAATGGTAACGACCGCAAGCAGCTGAGCGACCTGCTCAAGACCTCCAGCTCCTCGAACTACCAGATCAGCCTGATCAACGCGCCGGGTACTGAAGGCGTGCACGATGCCCACCTGGGTTCTTTGGTGACGGGCCTGCAGAACGAGGTCACGGGCAAGATGGTCAACTTGACCGTCCACCCGTGGCTGCCGCAGGGCAACATGCCGATCATCAGCTGGACGCTGCCGCTGCCGGACAGCAACATCAGCGACGTGTTCGCTGTATACAATGTTCAAGATTACATGGCCATCGAGTGGCCAGTTACGCAGTTCGCGTACGAGACCAGCTCGTACTGGTACGGCACTATGGTATGTTACGCCCCGGCGTGGCAGGGTGCCATCACCGGAATCACCAAGGTCTAGGTGGTCTACTGGTACGGTCCTGAGATCTGATATCCTGGAAGGATGACGAACACTCCAGGGCTATGCCGCTGTGGCTGCGGAGGTACGACGAAGCTGGCGCCTACGACGTCCGCCCGTAACGGGTGGATCAAGGGGGAGCCACTTCCGTACCTCCGCGGCCACGCGTCGTGGAAAGATCATGGTCCTCGCTGGATCGAAGGGTCCGTACCTTCACGCCGACCGGAACTAGGCCCCTGTTGGGTGTGGCAGAGGTCGTTCAACAAGGGCGGGTACGCGGTCGGCAGCTTCGCCAAGTACGGCGGCGAGCACACGATGCTCGCGGGGCGCGCGTTGTTCGAGATCAATGTCGGACCTATCCCAGACGGCATGGAACTGGATCACCTATGTTCCAACAGGGCCTGCGTTCGCTGGACCGCGCCAGGCTTTCCCATGGGTCATTTTGAGCCAGTGACGCGGTTGATAAACCAGCACCGTGCCCGATCAACGAAGCTTCAAGACGCTGACTTGGCCCGCGCACTATTCCTTCGCGCTCAAGGCATGCGCTGGCGCGCGATCGCCACGGAGCTGGAAGTTACACACCCTCCACTGATCAACCGGCTCAAACGGTACTGCGAGGTCAACGGCCTGGAGTACCCGGCTTCCGAGTCGACGAGGCCAAAGCTGTAAACTCGATCACCAAGAAAAGGGCATCCGAAAACATCGGATGCCCTTTTTCTATGCCCATCGAAAGGTTCTTCTATGGCCGAAGTCGACAAGAGCACACCAGCAAGACGTGGGCCTGGTCGGCCCCGGAAGACGCAGGAAGAGCCCGAATCGGCGAAGGCCGAGCGTCCGTCAGATCCTGACGATCCGCGTATTGGTCAATCATGCCACCCGGACTTTAGCGGTATTGGCTATGACGATGGCGCCACCTACCGCTGTGAGAACGGCGTGATCGTGGAGAGGTTGAACTTCTAATGTCAGATCCGTTGTACGCTATTGACACTGCGGCCGCATCGTTGGTCGAGCTGTCGGCACAAGCTCCGAATTTGTTGTCGTACACTCTCCGTCAGCAGCCCACCAATGGAACCGTCCTGGAAATTATGCAGAACTTCACGGGAGTGGAGTTGGCTATACTCCACGTCCGGGCCCGTGGCCAGTCCCTTAACGGGACTGGATCTACCTATACTGTTGGCATGCAGATCGAAGGAACATCCTTCGCTTCTCTGGTAATTCCAGCAATAGGAAGTAGCTCCACTTCGTTTTCGCCACTTTGGTCAGCTGATGTAAGTGACCCGCCTATCCTCGGAGCGGGCTCCGAACTGCTGATGACTGGGGCGCAGGGTTCCGGTCCTAATGTTGCTGTAGATGTTTGTATGATTCCTTCGTCGCAGTTGTCGCTGCTAGGGAGCTGATATGCCCCGACTTCTTTCTCCCGACGACGCGTGCATCTCGGTCAAGGTGCCCACCTACGGTGGCGAACGCAAGTACGACGGCAGGACTATCGACGTCTCTGATCCGAGACACACCCGCATGCTCAAGGAAATCGGCTACGTACAGGCCGATATCTCGGGCGGGCCCTCTCGCGCTCGTGGATTCAACTGCGAGTGCGGGTTCAGTTCGTTTTTCCGCAAGTGCGGCCGGTGCGGCCGTTCGAATGAGAAGGAGTGACTGTCAATGGCGGAGACCGCCGATAAGCAGGACGCCAAGAAGGCCGCCGACGCCGAGGCTAAGGCGGCGGAGGAGCGGGCCAAGCAGAACGACGCCGATATCGAGACGTTCCTGTCGTTCCACCGAGGCGAGGCGCTTGTTCGCGTCAACGGCCACGTCGACCTCGCCGCTTTCATCGCGGCCCGCGAAGCGGACAAGAAAGAGGCCGAGAAGTCCGACAAGGACAAGGACTAGTCGTCCCCTCACGGCCTAAGGAGTCCTCGTGACTTATGTGCCTACCGCCAACCTCACCCCGCTGTATACCTTCACTCAGTTCACCACAGCCGGTGGTGTTTCCGCGTTTAATACCGCGCTAAACACCGCCTACAACACGCTGTTCCCCGGCATGACTATCCAGTGCTTTGCCGATACCACCTCGGGGCATACCAGCAATGCGGTCGTGGTGGTGAACGACCAGCAGGTGTTCAGCGTGCCGCCGAATAACTACGTCGGCTTCAACCTCGGCACCTGGGCACAGTACCCGGCCGCCCAGATGGCCGGCGGCGCCAGCAGCACCTTCACCGTCTACCCCTAACTAAACAAGGAGGCACGACGTGACCGCGCCAACCATCGCTTCCGTCTCCACCATGGGACAGACCGTCCCCTACATCACGGTGGCGGAGCTGAAGCGCTCCCCGATCGCCACCCAGCTGCAGAAGCTGGTGCCCGGATCCTCGGACGCCGATCGGGACGCTGAACTAGGCCGGATCATCATGCGTGTCTCCGCGATGATCAATTCGGAGGTCACCCAGAACCTGGCCGCGACGGTGGATACCGAAGTCGGCCGGGTTCGGGTGTCCGACGACGGCGATCTGCGGATCCACTGCCGCAGCAACCCGATCATCGAGGTGCGCTCGATCGCGGTCGGGACAGAGGTCCGCAACCTCACCGCGCTCACCGACCTCTCGAACCAGGTCGTGCTCGATCCGTGGCGCATCACCATCCCCCGCTGCGCGGGTGGGAACTGGCGCCCGGGTGCGCGGCTGTGGGCGAAGTGGACCTACGTCAACGGCTACCCGGTCACCACGCTGGCTCAGCCGGCGCTGGCCGGCGACACCCACATCGTCGTCAACAACGCGCTCGGTATCGAGGTGGGCGCGACCGACCTCACCATCGAGGACGGCAAGTGGATCGAGGAACACATCGTTCCGACCGAGATCAGCGGCAACATCCTCACGGTGGAACCGCTGATGTTCCCGCACGAGGCGGGGGTGGGGGTCACCGCGCTCCCGAACGATCTCAAGGAAGCGACCCTGCTGCTAATTTCACGACTGCACGACACCTGGAGCCTCTCTATGGGCGCCATTACCCACGACGGGACGGGCGCCAAGGTCCCGGGCGCGACGGTGAAGCGCGCGATGTGCGACGCCGCGGTGATGCTGTCCCCCTATAGGCGCATGTGGTGACCGGTCGTTACAACGAGATTCGTACGAGTCTCGGGGCCTCGACCGCGCAGTGGCTGGGAACGATCGGGGTCAGCCAGCCGGCGATGAACGTCTTCAACTACGTGCCGCGCACGATCATCCCGCCGGCCGCGATCATCCAGCCGGTGGCGCAACGGACGATCGACTACATGAACGTGCTGGGCCGTGGCGGGTTGGCGGACTGGTATTTCCACGTCCTGATCGTCGTCGGGCTCGTGGATGAGGAAGCCGCTCAGCAGCTCACTGGGCAAATCATCTCTCCCGGCTCTCCGCTGATCAACGCTCTACAGGACAGCATGCGGTTCGTGCAGGTCACGAGCGGCAGCATCGCCGAGATGATGTTCGGCAATGCGCTCTACACCTACGCAAGACTGAATTTGACGGTCAAAGCGTAGTTCTCTTTCATCGGTCGGCCCCCTTTCCGTGGGGGCTTTTTTATTGCCCTCATATCAGGAAGGCGACTCGTGGCAGCAGGAAAGAGTTTCCCCGTACTTCGGCCGTTCCGGTGGGCGGACCCCAATTCGGGAAAAGACACCCACTACGACCCGGATGGGGACAACAACACCTATTCCGGGACGGTGACCGACGAAATGACCAGTCCGGAAGGTCCGGACGGCAAGGGTCCTCT